AGTTGAGTTCGGACAAAAGGTATTCACAGAAGTAATATTTCCTAAACTTCTCAAGGAAATGGATATTAACGATTGGAAATTGACACTTTATCCAAATGAGGAAGAAGATGAAATCACAAGACTGAAGAGGGACCAATTGGAAGTAGACTTGGCTCAAAGAATGGTTCAATTAGGATATAAGCCCGAATTGCTTGAAGAGGGAGATAGAGATATCAGATTCGTCTACAAACAACCTGAGCCTCAACCCCAACAAGGTCAACCTGCTCCACCGGGAGGTATGTCACCGGGAGGTATGCCACCGGGTATGCCACCGGGAGGTATGCCGATGGGAGGTATGCCACCCATGATGGGTCAAGGTGGAATGCCAATGGGTCAGGGTAGAATGCCAATGGGTCAGGGTAGAATGCCACCCGGTATGCCTCCAATGTTACCACCAGCAGCAGGTAGGGCTGCTCCGGGTATGGCTCAACCCCCAATGATGCCTCCTTCTCAGCCCGGAGGTGAGGGTATGGGACTAAGAAATAGAGGACCAGTCAGACCTCAAAATACTACTAGCATGGGGTCCGGTTCTCCCGTAAGTAGTGTACAACAAAGAGGTATGCCACCGACTAGAGGGGAAGCAAATTCAAATGCGCTATTAGCAGCGAGAAGGCCAAGAGGGGCCTAAACTCTCTTAAGTAAAGGCTTATTGGGATGGGTAGGGTTGAATATGGATTTACAAAAAATGGACCCAATCGCAAGAAAATTGACGCAACATACTGAGGCTTTTCAAAAAGCATTAGCCGATGGTAATACCAATGAAGCAAGTGTTCATCTTTCTGAGATACAGAAGTGTGCTGATTATCTTTCAGAAGATATTTCAGCAGCCATTGTAAAACAAGAAGAAATCGGTGAAACACCAGTTGAGTATGCTGGTAATGCTGCAATCAGAAAGTATCAGAATGCTGATGTTTCTCCAGCAGGAGTAATCAGCGGTCAACCACTACCGGGATTCATTTCTAGTGGTAGACATAACAAAGCATTCAGACCCCATAGTGGAACTCTAGGTCGTCAAGGGTGATTTATTGCCATCTGAAGAACCGTCTACTACAGAGCGTTTAATGGGCGCTCTCATCTCTAAGATGGAAAATATGGATGAAGACCTTCAGATTCTAAAGGCAGAGAATAAACAATTGAAGGCTATCTTGAATAAACCTGAAGTAGTATTCAAGAAAGCAGGATTTGTTAAAACTAGCACTCCTTTTTCAGAAGATATTCTTCAAGACCCCTTTAGAGGGGAAAATGAAATATTACTCAAGGGTGGAGAAGTACAACAATCAGCAATCCCACAAACAAATGAAGAGTTTCATGCTTTGAGTTGGGAAGATATACATGAAATGGCAAGCGCTGTAAAGGAGTGATAATATGAAACCTATACCATCTGAAGTAAGTTATGATATGTTGAAGATGTTAGAACGGGCTAAGATTCTTGAAGAAAAAATAGAGAAGGCTCAACCCGGTTTCAAACCTGAACCTAGTAAGGAATCTTCTCCCCATTTCGTTTCAGAAACTGGTGGACAAACAAGAAATGCTTACTACACTACTAATGGTGCTACTCTAGAAACTGAAGATGCTCCTAAAGCCAAGAAAAAGGAAAAGAAAGATGTCTCTATGGAAAAACTCGGCCAAAAAATGAATCCACATGAAGGCGGCGGTGTTGAAAGAGAAGATGCGGTTGGAGAGGCTAAACCTCTAGACTTGACTAAAGCAAACCCTTTAGCCGAGCGGCGAGAAGCCGCTGAAATGGGACATGCCCCCCAAATCTGTGGTCGCTGCGGGGGAACTACTCGTGAGGGTTGCCGATTGAATCAAGGTATGGATTTGAATGCCTGTCCTGAATATAGACCGCTTGAGTAAGCGGTGATATTCATGGAGCCTGATTCTGAAACTCTCTTCTATTATCGCAGAGCAGATTTTATCAAATCCCTTAATGATGGTTTTGATATTGATAGAACTGCTGCTGAATATCTTATTTCATATTCAACTTTAGAGAGAAAGCCTACAGATGGTTTAACCATTATCTGTAAAGGGGCTGCTGATAATTTGATGCTGCTTAAAGAAATAGAAGATACAGAAGAAACACAAATCACTCCTGAAGAAATAGGTAAAAAAGGGGCAAGTCTTACTGCTAGATTGCTATATGGTATGAAAGCGGGTAGTTCTATCAGTGAACCAACCAACCATCCTTGGAAGGATAGATTAGGTACATTGAAAGAAAGAGGTTTGAGAAGGGCCGCTTGGCCTCATGCTGTAAATGAGTTCTCATCTGCTTATTCTGATATGCACCCATTTCATGAATCTATACATCCCCTATTAGAAAGAAATTCTGTCACTGGAAAGCCAACATTTGTTCAAATGCTAGAGGATTTCTACCTTCCTGAAAAAGCAGGTTTGAAATCTAGGTCCCAACATAGACATGATAAGGACTTACAATTTCATGAACATCATAAAAAGGAGAAAAATCCAGTTGTAATGGGTTACAAATCTCATTATGATGAAACATCCAAATATGGTAAATTCCATTACGGAGGTCCATTAAAAATGAATAAAGCAATGGATGGAACCAATGAAGCATTATATCAAAGAGATTTCGATAGATGGTTAAGAGATAATGCACATGAAGAAATTGATTTATTATCTAGAGGAATCAAGGGTGATGAATTAGATTATGAACTGAAAAAGAAACATTTCAACAATCGAGCCTCTGATTGGGTTAAAGATGATATGATTTATGATGATGATGGAAATGAACATGGAACTGGATTAGGTTGGTTTGATTATACACATGGTCTTGAATGGCTGAATCCTCAAGAAAGAACAGCGGTATTAAATCATTTATTTGATAAGGGTAGTGACACAATAGAAAAACAAAGAGTAGAATTACCTGACGGAACTACAATACCTATAGGAAGATTTGCTTCTGATTTTGCAAGAAGGTCAATGCCTGAAATGAATTGGTTCTCAAGACTTCAAAATATGCATGGGCCTAACATGCATACTAGAAAAGAATCAAATGAGAAAGATTATACTACCGGAGAGAATAGATTTACCCAACTAGGATTATCTCATGCTGCTAGAGAGCCTAAATATCAAGATGGTTCTTCTATAGTAGATACTATCCTAGAACAAATCAATCAATTACATCCTAAATTCAGTGAAGAAGAAGAATTAGAGCATGTTATTGAGAATCTTCCAAGAATGAATTTACATCTGAAGGGGGCTGGTGTACCTGATAATATGGATTGGAATGATGCAAAGAAAGCAGAAAGAAAGCATTTTTCTAAAAAGGGTAAGATAAATCCTGATAGAACACTTTTGTCTGAAGAAGATTTGTATTTTTTGGCAGGTTATCATCCTAAGACTTTGGAGCATTTACCCGTTCATCCTCTTTATGGAAAATTAGAGGAACCTATTATCCCACTTGAGGATATCAAAGATGCAATAGGTAAAGGAAATCACCATACAGGTATCAATAAATTGCATAAGAAAATAAGGCAAGCACATCAGTATAATAGAGCAGCCTTTGGACCTAGACCTGAAGATGCAGAAGAGGATTATTGGACAAAAGATAGTAGTGGAGATTTCACTAAAGGGGCTGGTTCTTATTGGTGGCAACCCTTCATGAATAAGGGAGGTTTAGGTAGGGCTTCTAACACTTATAGGGAATTTATACATGCATTACTTTCAGGGGATGATGAATATTCACCATTAGGGCATCTTGAACAAGGAAGTGGACAACAATCATCACCTAGTTGGGAACCGGGTAGAGAAGGTGCTTTGGTCATGAATAATGAAAACAATATGTTCTATGGACATATAGCCCCTATGCATGTAGATAGTGACATATATGAAACAAATATTGAAGGTAAGGGTGTAAAGAAAAAAGATTTGACTCCAAGACCCCTTCCTATACAGTATGCTTTACATCCTTATGATTCTCACGCAATAAGACATGATTCTGATGGTAATTTAATATCTAGAGGTAGCCCAAGTGATAAACATAATTTTACTGAACATATGAGTAGTTTATCAGGCAAATATTCTAATCATGGATTAACGATGTCTGAAAAAGAATTAAAAAATTCACTTCATGGAAAGAATGAAGAATTTCATTTATCGGGTCCTCCGATGAGTGATACTCCATTTAGAGCAAATCTACAACCTTATGGTGAAGAGATATCAGATAATGCATTGAGACATCAAGCGGTGATATCTCATATCTTAGCAACCACATTAGGAAGAAAACATTCTTTTGAAAACCCACAACAAAAAGCAGTATTAGGTTTGAATGATATCAATTCAGATAACATCAGTACTATGGATTCATTGCAGGATTATCTTGATTTCATAGGTTGGAGTCCTACAAAGAAAACTGGAATTGGTGTTGGGGATGAGTTCATAACCAGTCCAGTAGAAGCGAATGAAAGAAATGTCATCAATCTAATAGCAAAATATATTGGTAATGATAATCCAGTAGGTATTGCTAAATTCTTACATAGTCATGATTTTACTGATTTCAATAATAATGACCAAGAAATATTGAGAAGTTACATGAAAGGTAGGGGGGAAGACTCTTTAGAAGATTTAGCACATGGTATCAAAGAGAATTTGAAATTAGGAACTTATCGACCCCCTATGGAAGAAGAATTGAGATTGATGGAAGAGTTAGAGTCACTTCAAAATGATATGATATTGGCTGAACGATATGGTCAATATGGTGGGCAAAAGGCCGAAGGGGAAGAGTGGCATGAACAAGGATTACAAACAGGAGAAATACCTTCTGATATTCCTATGGAAGAAGTAGAGGGTATGAGAAATAGAATGACTGATATCAAAGGCCGATTATCTCAAATTCAAGGTGCTGCTAGTTCTATTCAACCAAAATCTTCTAAGCAAAATAATTGGTGGAAATTAGGAATCAAGAATATTGAAAGAAAATTGAAGGCTGATATGAAATCCATAACAGAAGCCGCTATGACACTCAAACCAATAATAGAGGAATCACAACCTGATGCTTTTGACCCAAATGATAAGATGAAGTTCTTACATAATTCTGCTCAATTGATGAGAATGGCTAATCGCTGGTTACTTACTGCACCTCATGAGGCTCATGGAGTAAAGGGATTGAACTATGCAATAAATTATGAGGAACAAGAACAGAAAAAATCCAATACCAATTTCTACAAAAATATGGTTGATACCTTAGGGGAACATGGTAAAGTCATAGATGGGGGTATGTCTGTGGATGAAGTCCTAGATAATCTAGGTCTAGAATCTACACCTGAACATAAAACACATGTCAGACAATTGATAGACCAATCTAATGAAACTAATTCACCATTGAGTGTTCTAACAATGCATGAATTACTTACCAACGGAGAAACTGATGACATACTAGGTAATGGTATACAGGGTCTTCATGGTATCAATCTTCATGATGAAGCAAAAGCAGGTCAAGCGGCAGCAAGTAATATGTCAGATTGGAAAACACATGAAATACATTCTATACCTAAACACATCAAGAGAAACTTCAATGAGCAATTATATGCTCAAAGTCTAGCCGATAATGGATTGAATATGATTCATAGTGAAATAAGACCCGAGAGTGGTAAGGCTGTAGGAGCCAAGAAAAAACCTACTCACAAAACACAGAATCTATTGGATAGTTTACTGGTTTTGAATCCTGACTCATTAGGAGAAGAATCAGAAGATTTACCAATTGAGACAATTGCTAGTGCAGGTTGGACAGAGGGGTTACCGATATCAGCACCTAATCCTGAAGGATATCATGTAATGGATTTGTATGATGGAGGTAGAATGGATTGGGGAGAAGCCGCTCAACCTACATTCGGAATGGAATTTGATACTAATGGAAAACCTATGGTCGGGGATAACGTGGACCCAACACTATTACATTCAGTATCTGAAGATATTTTGAAACAATTACATGGGGCAGATATGGTTTCTATTGCTATGGCAAGAGAAGGTGTCACACCTCAACCGGGATATCAGATGAGAATGACTGATTATGAAGATATGCCAGCAAGTGATGAGACAACAATCGCTACTGGAGAAATGTCAGAATATATTCAAAGTCTTTTGAATCCTGATATACTTTTGACTAAGGGAGAAAATAAGAATTGGAGTCCACCTATCAGACCAATGCATAGGATATTCAGTTTAGATGATATGAAACATCTTAGAGGATTCAGCGATAGTTGGGTTGTTTCAAAATGGTATGATGGTAAAAGACTCATTATCTCTACTATAGATGAATTAGAGATATTCAATGAGAATGGAAAGAAAGCGGGTATGCCGAAAGCCATGAAAGAATCAATAGAAAAAATCAATGATAAGAAGTATATCATTGATGCTGTAATGCATGAAGATGGATTATATGTCATAGATATTCTGAACTATGATGATTCAGATATCACTGATTTGAATACCAATGAAAGATTAAAAGTTCTTAGAGGTCAGTTTGAGAGTCATGATAATATCTTCTTACCCGGACCCTACAATACTAGAGTAACAGATGAAGAAGGATTGGATGCAGCAGTATCAGAATTGGATGATGATAACGGAAAAGTGCTTCTGAGAGATGGAAAGTCAACTTACATGAAAGGAGAACGTAGACATCCTAAGTGGCTTATCTATCGCAAGAACAAGGATTTGAATTTCATCATTCTAGATGTAAGAGGTAAGGGACCTTACACTTACCAATTAGGAGCAGGGCCAATAAATCATGGGGGAGAATTAGGTAATAGGGCCATTGAGATAGATGGTCGAACTTACATGGATGTAGGTACTGCTCATAAAGTTGAGAAACCCTTCAAAGAAGGAGATATAGTAGAAGGTAAAGTTTCAGGAGTATCAAGAAAAACTAGGGGAGGTAGAGATATCTACAATGTTCAGGTGAATGAAATCACTGGAGAAGGACATGGGGAGGGTCCTGCTAGTACTGAATCTCTATCATTGTTCACCAAGAGTTTACCACCTCTTCTTCATCCTCATGATATTGATTATGATGGTCGAGTACTCAAAATTCTTCTAGAGGATGTAGATATTGTAGAGTATGAAATCTATACAAGTCCTAGTTTGAGTGGGTGGTCTACATTGAATCCTGTAGCACAGATGGGAGAATTATCCAAAAGTCAATATCCTATACAACTTGCAGAGAGTCTGAGGCCATTTTGGTCACCAGTTGCATCATTGATGATAGAGGGGCATTTGACAAAGATGACTTATTCGGATAGTGATGAGGAAGAAGAAGCAGAAAGGATAGAAGAAGATTCTGCTGGTATATTGAATCAAAAGGAAAAGAATATACTTTTGAAACCTAAGATGGTAAAAGCATTAGAAATCGCTTTGAAGGCTTTAGATACCATTGCTAAAGAAAGAATGACTTGGACTGGACCTAAAGGATTAGGTATAGATTTTGGTACACCTAATGAATCACCTAGAGGACCTACAAAATTGCGAGATGAATCTACGTTACCTGACTATGATATGCGCCCAAGACCCGGCGAAGACCCTGAAAAACCCATGTTGGCTAATAAGAAGGGTAAACATAAGTTAGAACATGCTAAATTACAGACAGATGAGGCGGAGTCCTTCGATTTTGATATAGAAAATGGTGAACCAGTTATATCTTACGGTTGATGCAACTATAAATAGGATAATCACATCAGGGATTTTTAATGGCAGCAGCACTACAACTCCGCAAACCCGATGAAGGGCTTGCATTGTTGAAGAGTGGGCAGGACCTGATTGTAGCCGGATATGCTAGTGTAGAACTGGTAGACAAGCAAGGCGACCTCATCACAAGGTCTGCTCTAAATGATGCTTTTGGAAAGTTCATGAAGAGTGATGGATTCCAAAATGTGCAATTGGCTCATTCAAATATTCAAGTAGGTACAGTAGTACCTTCTTATACAGACAAAGATGGAAGACTTTGGAAGTCAGAAGTTGATGATACTGGTATGTTTGTAGTTGTGAAACTTAGGAGCGATATAGAAAAGGCTAGAGAAGTAGCCTCTGAAATCAGAAAAGGCGCTCTTAGAGGTTTCAGTATCGGTGGACAGGCTTTCAAGAGAGTAAGAAAGTCTGACCGAGAACATGGAGATTATCAAGAAATCTCAAAATTAGAACTCCACGAAGTAACTATATGTGAAAAAGGAATAAATCCTGAAGCACAATTTCGTATATTGAAGGAGGACACAAGTATGACAGATGAAAGTGTAGCAAAGCAGATGGAAGATGTATTGAAAAGACTAGAAGGGCGACTTGACTCTATGGAGAAAGGTAGTATGCCTCCTTGGTTGGATAAAGATTCAGACTCAGATTCAAAAGATGATAAGGAAGACAAGCCTATGGCAGATGATAAAGAAGATAAGAAGGAAGAGAAAAAAGATGATAAGGATGATATGAAACTCTCTGATAATGAGTACAGTGATGTAATCACATCAGAATATCTGAGTTGGATGGAGAACACATTGAAGAGTGCAGGAGTGGACACTGGAGCCGCTCGCAATCATTTTGATGCTCTTGAAAAGGCTCAGTTGGGTGGATTTGACAATCCTGATGCAGTTGATGGTGCTGACTACTTTGCTGGTCAGGTCAGAGGCCGTGGACAGGAGAATGGTTCTCCTTCTACTGGAGCAATCCCACTAGCAACAAGTGGAGGTAAGACTCCATCAGGTGCTTTGGGACCAGCCACTCTCTCAAAGGGAGATTATATCACTCCAAGTGTTGTAAGCGATGCAGACATTGAAGCAGCCTATGAAGTATACAAGGCAGCAGCACAAGAACAGCAATTCCGTGGCAACTTGGAAAAGCAGTTTTCAACTCGTTTCGCTCAGGAAACTCAGGAAGCAATCAACAAGAGTCAGCAAGCAGATTTCGATGCAAGGGGTCCACTGGCTGAAATTCAGAAGGCCATTGAGGGTCTTGGAGAGCGTATTGATAACATCAGTACTGGTTCTACTACAATCACTAAGGCAGACGGAAGCCCCGTTGAGGTTCCTTCCACTGCTGACATGGCAAACATGAGTTGGGAAGAAATACACAGACTCGCAGACAGCACCATTAGAGGTGTCTGAGTAAAAAATATGAAAAAATATGGAGGAATGAAGAATGGCAAGAGATTATATCAGGACAATCACCGATATGGAGAGATACTTCTACGGTGCAGGGAACGCAATGGGGTACTCCTACAGTGGTAGTGAACTACTGAAGGCTGACAGCCCAATGCTCAGTACTACTGGTGGTACTTACCAAGCAATCTATGGTCGCAAGGTTTGGAGCCAGTTGAATCAAGAGTTCAACGCTTTCAGTATTCTACCAAAGCGCCCTTGGGAGCGCAGTGGATGGAGAGTCATCACCGCTCGCCCATCATTTACAGTTGGTGGCGGTGTTGCTGAGAATGCAACCCTACCCGAGACAACCAAGCCTACCTTCCAGCACATTGCTGCAAAGCCGAAGACAATCGTTCACACCTTTGATATGTCCGAGACTGCAATGTTCCTTGCTGACAAGGATGACGGACTTGGCGACATCAGGCAAGTTCTGAAGGAAGAGATGGGTAAGCACCACGCAGAGCATGTCAACAGAATGCTGACAACCGATACTACTACTAAAGCAGCAAATGACTTTGAATCACTTGACCGTGTTACTGTTGGTTCAATCGAAAGTAGCGGTACTACTGCTGATACCATGAATTTCAGTGCTGATGGTACTGCATATGGAGAAGCCGCTGATGAAGATATGTACTCAATTGACCGTAGTGGAAACTCATGGGCGGAGGCAGAAATCAGCACTTCAGGAAGTAAGGGAACTAACAGGAATCTAAGTCTTGACCATCTAGACTCTTTGTTCCAAAAGATTTGGACAAGAGGTGGTAATCCAAAGGTTATCCTAACAGGCTATGACACTTTGATGAGACTACAGCAACTTCTACAGAGCCAACAGAGGTTCATGGAAGAGAAGAGAGTCACCCCAACCTACAACGGTGTAAAGGGTGTTCCGGGTCTTGAGGCTGGATTCATTGTAGCAACTTACAATGGTGTACCAATCATCCCATCCAAGGATGTACAGACTGACAGTTTGAGCAGGATGTATTTCCTTGATACTGACTATCTTTACTTCAGCACAGCAATCCCAACTCAGTACTTTGAGAGTGGTATTGAAACTGGCGACCCATTCGCAATCAATCGACTCGGACAAGAGGGAATGTATCGCACAATGGGCGAACTATGGACTACTTTCTTTGGAGGTCAAGGCTCAGTCCGAGACTTGAAGTGATTACAAAAAAAAAATGAAGAATTTGGAGGAATGAAGAATGAAGGAATTAACAGCAACAGCAGCAGGTGGCTCTTTGGCAGCCACGGTAACAGGAGCATGGGAACTTAGAGCAGGTTCACAAGACACAACTGAGTGGCTTGACGGAGCAGCAGACACATCTTATCCCGGTGGAGGTCCCGGCACTTTCAGTGCAGTGAACTCAGACGGAGCAAGCGGATATGACCCCGCACCAAAAATGGCTATATTGAACTTTACAGCAGGTGCAGACACTAATACCATTACACTAGCAGGTGGTATTACAAGCATTTACATGGTCACAGTACAAGAAAACGACGCCGCTCCTGTCTTTGAAGGACACGCAACCAACAACATGGGACTCGCAGTATCATGGTCAGGACTAGTACTTACACTTCAAATCAAGGGTGGAGCATCAGACATTACTGGCGACATTATGGTAATGTATTCATGATGGTGGGTTAGATGCCTACTATCACATATTTGGGACCATTCTACCGCATTGGAGCAGTAGACGGACCCGGTGATGCCTTCCGTGGTGAACCTAGAGAAGTCACACAAGAATGGCTAGACCAGTGGCGTAATTGGCTAACAGCAAAGCATTGGAAAATTGAAGGAGATACCGTAGATGAAGGAAATGACGGAATCCCTGATGCTGGTTGGAGCCGAAAAGATATTCTATCATGGCTATCAGGGTATGATGTGAAGATGGTCGGTTATGTATCAAAGAAGGCCGCTCTTGAAATGGTAGATAAAGTTTTGAATCCCGAAAAAGAAGAGGATGAGTGAAAAAAATGGCAATAGCGATAGATGAAAGAACAACAGTATTTGGAAATAAGATGGTAGTAACAGGCACATACGCCGCAACAGACACTTCAATAGATTTAAGTGGACTATTATCATCAATAGATATGGGAGTAGTAACTCCCACAACGGCATTGGCTCCACAAAATCTTGAAGAAGGTAGTGCGGCTGATGCGAGTGATGCAGCACCATTTACTCTAGGTGAGTTTGCTACTGTAAGTGGTACTACTATTACAGTCAATACACCCGGAGCGGCTCAGGCTACTATGGGTGGAACTTTCTTAGCAATTGGAAATCGTGGATGATTGGTTGGATGAATAATGGCAAACTCTTACAAGTTTGATATTGATGGTCCGTATGCCCCTAAGCAATTCAATGAGGCCCAACTAGCGGCCACTATAGCATCAATTCAAGTATCTATCAGAGCATTAGGTTCTACTGTAGTAGCAGTTGACCCTGTGTTGATTTTAGGTAATATGTATATTTTCATAACTACTAGTGCATGAGTGTGGGGATATGTATGGGTTTCGATGTACGTTCAATTGACTTCGGAGACATATCTAGAGCGCAAAAACAAGGGGTTCGTTCTGATACGGCTCTAGGGACTGGTAAAGTTCTGAATACTGATAAGCCTCTAGCCGGTACTACTGCTTCTCAGAGAAATAGAAACACTGAAATTGGGGATATCCTCAATATTGGTAGTGGTACTAGGTGTAAACACTGTGGTTTTCTTCATTTCATGTGGAGAAAAACCTGCGGTGCTTGCGAAAAACCGATGGAATATAACTTGGGATTCAGAGATGAGAAAAACAGGGAGTGAAAAAGATGAGCAGGATTTTGATTAAGGCTATAAAGCCACATCGACAGAAGATATTAGTTGACGGAAAAGAGATGAAATTGCAGCAATGGGCTAATCGAAAAGCCGCAGCAGCCCTCAGAGACATGGGAGGGGATGTTCAAGGAGAACAATTTACCAATTCTAGAGATAATCTGATGAGAGATGCTGTGATGAATCCTGATAATTACGGTATCAAGTTCGTGGATAGAGAGGCTGTACCATTTGAGGGGCAAGAATTGACCCCTGAATTGTCAGAACCTGATATCGAAGCGGAAAGAGCAGAGATTGATGAAGGGTTTGCACCTGATGAAGATGAGGGTGAAGTACCTTCACCTAATATTGAAGATGAGGTAGATAGAGGTGAAGATTTGTTTGATGAAGGCGGCAAATTGCGTGAAGGTCTACCTGAAGACGACGATGAAGACCCTGAAGAAGAACATTTGAGAAGAATTATGACTTCTCATAACACAGCATTTCGTGATGCATGGAGTATACTGAAATCTTGGTGATAATGAATGCCAATGATATTCAGTCCCGGTGAGGCAGAAACCCGCCCACTTGACCCAACAGCAGTGGTGTACACTACGGCTCAGAAGGTGGCTGACTTATTGGATATCGGTCCCGGTGAAGCAGTAGCGGCCAGTGCTGACAGTGGTGCTAATGTAGTATACGTTACTGGGGGAGATTACCGTAATCATGGCTTTGCAGTAGGAGATAGCATTCTTATTTACAGCGATGCTGACCCTGTAGGACAGACTAGAACCATTACATCAATCACATCAACTGCTAGTGGAGTAGGTTTGACTTTCAGCGCTACTACCATCACTCATGCTAATTTTGAAACCGCTGATAATACTTATATTCAGAATGAAGCATCATTCGCCAATGGAAAAACTAGGGGAGTGACCAAGGATAAGGTTGAGGCTATCATTCTAAGGATGCAAGATAAGATAGATAATCTAACTAGAAATGCTTGGAGGCCGTATCTAGTTTCTGCTGAGTATATCAATTTCGATACTTACAAACCATACAGACGTAGATATTATACTGATTATGTGGGTACAGCCCCTCTTTTATTCAGAAATGTTCAACAGATTCTAAGATTAGAATTGTGGCAAGGTGCTGATTATAGAGAAATTGCGGCTGCTGAGATTAGATTAGCCTTTGTTGATATTGCCGCTTTAAGCGGAGAGTCAATTTATCTTTCACCGGGTAATGGTAAAGTTGGTACTTTGACCGTAGGTACTGGTACTGGAGAATGGAGGGCCGATTTTGATACTACAACTGCGGCTCAAAATCTAGCCGACCTCATCAATAAAGAAGATAGAGTGGGTAAAACAGCAGTAGAATTTTCTCCAGCCTTTACATTAGAGGGTTCTACTTCAGATGTAGCAGTTCATAATGAGTTTCTAGCAACGGCTAATGCTGATTATGGTACAGGAGTTATCAAATTAACCAGCATGAGGCCAGTGAAAGCAGGAGAGACATGCTCTATTGCTACTAGTGATACCACAAATATCACATTTGACCAAGGAGGGGGTGCATCTACTACTAGTGTATCAGTAGCAAGCACTACTGCTACTGTAGCAGACGCTAGTGGTTTCCTTGATGCTGGTGTAGTACAGGTTGGTGAAGCAGTAATGAGTTATACTGGAAAAACCGCTACTACATTGACTGGTTGTGTTAATGTGAATGGTACACCCTTGGGTACTATTGCTAGTTCAGGAGTAACTATATCTCAAACAACACTCCAAGTTGATTTACAAGGTGGGAGTGGTAGCGGAGATAGCGGTAGACTCAAAGATTGGTGGTTTGACCATGAAATGGGTGTTATCTATTTCAATAATTCATACCCATTCTTTGAATGGAATGCTATCAAAGTAGCCTATATCTATGGAGAGAGATATATCGAGAAGGCTATAGAGGATATTTGCACCAAGATGGTGGTCATTGATTTATTGATGAGTGATGACCGAAGCGTTTTGATTCCTGAAGGGACTCAGAATGTGGATTTGACCAGCAAGATTCAATTATTCAAGGCTGATATCGAGAGAACCTTACCAAAATATGTTGAAATGGTGGTGTTGAGTTGACGGTTGGACCTGCAAAAATGACTAATTTTGAGGGTAAGGGTAGACCACCTAGAGAATTTGAGATTGAGGCTGAAAGAATGCACATGGAAGTGCAAGAGATGATGAAAAAAGATAAGATTCATCAAGAAGAAATGAGAGAAATGTACACTAAAAACCCTCATTACCATCTAATGAAAATGACTGATATCGAAACAGAGGCTCTAGGATTTCAAAGAAATGAAAATGGTCAGTTATTCAAAGGTAATGGTGAAAAGGCTTCAGAAGCAGATGAAGAGAGACTAGAAAAAAGAATTGAGAGGGTCATGTTGACCAACAATCCTCTCTTTGATGAATATGATTCACAGTACAAAGACGGTCTTATCTATCCTATAGATTGGAAAGTCATAAAACATAAAGAGAAAGAAGAGGCAACCAAGGGGTCTAATCTATGACGGCGACTTGGAGTGAAGCCACAGATGTCATGATTGACACTCTTAAGGATAATTGGAATAGAGGTAATACATCCAATATCAAACCAGTGATTATTGACATAGCAGATGTCAGCCCTGAGAGGGGTAAGAGATTGAATCTTCAACAGCATGATTATATTCTGATATATGAGACTGCACACAATGAAGAAGCCCCTGAATTGTTTTATGATTTCGTCACAACCCGTATAAATATCACAGTAGACATGAGAACAATTAAATCAAGGGTGCATCTCCAATCTCTTGAGAACGAGATGCGACGTGTGATTCACACAAAAAGAAAGGGAGATGGTACTAACTTTGACAGGATGGTTTTGAAGACTCGGACAGACCTTTCAGACCGTTCAAAGAAGATGTTTCGCATGACATTCCAAGTTGAAGTAGTAACATTCGCAGAATTGATTCCATGAGGTGAAAAAAGATGCCATCAACAGTCTATAAGGGTGATTTAGCAGAGGTAGCATTCGGCCAAGAAGCCGGAATGTTGCTTGAAGTAGGAAAGATAGACGGTGCTACAAT